AAATTAGCAATGTTTTTTTCTACATTACCAAATACTTTTACCTCTTTTTTAGCCTCATTGAGCTCCGTTTCATAGTGCGTGATGAAGTCAGGTATCGCAGTTAAATCTTGCGATACTTTTGTGTACCAATTCATTTATTACCATTCATCGTCATCGTCATCGTATTCTTCGTATTCCTCTTCGACTTCGTGCTGTTCTCTATAAAACTTTAATGCACTGCCGATATCTTTGTCGCCCCGAAATGAATCTTTGATATCATCTGCCTCGTACCCATTGTCAATTAAAAAATTTACAAGTGTGTCGGCAGCATCTTTTCGTTCATTAAAGTCTACGTGACTTTTCAGGGCATCCCATACTTCTACTATGACGTTCAAACTCATTCTGTATCTTCCTCTCCATTGTCAGATACAGTACTTATCGTTGATTTAGATTTTTGTCCATATTCAGACATAACTTTGTCTAAACAGCCATCAGTGTTTGCTTCCCATGCTTTACGAAACTTCTTAATGATTTCACCATCAGTTGTTGTATAGACTAATGAGTTGCCTTCCTTCTTAACAAGTTCAGCCTTCTCAATCATGTCAAGCATACCTGAGTAAGGGCTCATGCCTGTTTCATAAGGAATCTTAACTTGAACAGATTCGAATGGTTTTGCATAGCGAGTTTTCATAATCTTACATGACGCACGAATACCACGCACATCACTAATCTTATTACCATCTTCATCCTCTTTAAGTTTCAACTTCTTCATCGCAACTACAATACTAGAAGCATAAACGAAACCTTGACCACCTGAGATTTTGTCGTCTGGGTCAAACATATCCTGGCTTGCGTATGTGTGATTAGTTGCAACTAGTCCAACGTTATGACTACCAAACATGTTAACACAGTTACGAACAAGTGATGTAAGTGCTTTAGGTTTACGACCCATGTCACCCTTCATGTCACCCGCTTCAAACTGATTCACATCAGTAGGTGTCAACAACATACCAAGACTGTCAATAATGAACAAGACTTTAGGCTTGTCAGTTTCCGGCAATGCTTTGTATGATTTCATAAACTCTGAAATTGTTTTAGCTACATCATCAATCATAGCCATGTTTAGTTTCAATAGTTTATCTTCTGCGGTGTCTACACCTAATGCGTGTAGCCATGCTTCATCCAATGCGTTCTCAGAGTCGATTAAAACTACATAGATGCCTTGTTGTTGTGCGTGTCTAACGAGGTTTCCTGAACAGATGAATGATTTGCCTGCTCCTGATTCTCCGGCAAAGACAGTAACTTTACCAAGAGGTACGCCTTTATTAAAATCGCCACTAATGAGATAGTTGAGAGCATAGTTACCTGTCGAGATCCAATCTGTAGGATCGTTGAATCCAATTGATAGCCCGTCAATACTTTTTGTAATGTCCTTACGGAACTTGCTAATATCAAATGGTTTTGCCATTTTAATTATCCATTTCCATTGCCAACGCTTCTTTGATTACATCAAAGAGTTCACTTTCAGTAGAGCACATAATTTTACAAGATTTCCAATCATTGTCTTTGTCTCTACCGCTGATTTCAATCATGAAACCATTGTCATAACGGTTAATGGTAAATGATTCATTTACCTTTGCTAGTTTGTTTAATTTTGCCATTTTATTCTCCTATTACTTTTTGTACAGCGTTCATATACATTCTATCAGCGTATGAGATTTTGTCAAGAAATTCCGGACAAGTGTCTGCAATTCTTTCCAACTCATAATCACTAGGATAATGCCTAAGAACACCCCTTGCTCTATCTCTTACTATCGAAGGAACTCTAGGCGTTCTGCCTGGATCACATAGTTCTTCTAATAGTTTTTTACCTTGCTTGAGGGCGCGGTAACGTTCATCTGGTAGTGTCATGATGTTTCCTTCGAAAAGGGGAGCCTAAGCTCCCCTGATTCCATTAAGACTTGTTTTGTCTTGCACGGATCATTGCTAGAATGTCCTGTGCTTTGTCACTGGATACAGCTTTTGGAACTTCTACAGGTTGTGTAGCTGATGTGTTGTCATCATCCCAAGGTGCAGTTGAAGTTTCTGCTACGGGAGTTGCTACGGGTGCGCTGGTTCCAGCAGACGCAGGGGGTTCAGCCGTAGTTCCTGCAGGAGCTTCAAGACCATATGGACGATAGTAAGCACCCCAACGTTCGTTGTCATATGGTTGACCATCGACACTTGCCTCGAACATTTCTTTGATGATACGCAACTCAGCTTCACCTGGCTTCTTAGGCAAGAAGTCAGTAAGATTGAACAATCCATGTGCTTCAATAGCTGATTGTTCTGCTTCAGTTAACGGGCTTTCTTTACGTGCCCAGTTACTAGTTGAGTAATCTGCGTAACCGCCTTTGCTACTTTTCTTGACGTTAAAATCAAGACCACGCAAAAAGTCTGTTGGCAATTCTTCCATTTCAGGATCCATCAAGCTAGACTTGATGATTGCAAAGATTTGCGGACTGATGATGAATCTACGAATCGGGTTCGCAGGAGTCTTGTCATCACCAATTGGGTTTTGACGAACAAAACCTTGGAATAGATAACTACGCTTCTTCCAGTACTTGTTTGCCATTTCTTTCAATGACTCATCCTTGTACCAAGGACGAACTTCTGCAAGAATAGGACAGCTATCGCCGTACATTTCTACGCATGGTACTTGAACTTGAATTTGTTTTACGTTAGGATCACCCTTGACACCATTAAATGGAAGCTTGATGATTTGACGTTCTACCCAGAAGAAAGTGTTACTAGAATTTGCGTCTGGCAAGAAACGAATTGTAGCATTCGTGCCTTCATCCATATTCCAGTGGGGGTAGATTGAGTTATCTGATTGGGAGCCTGATGCTCCTTTTTGTTGCTTGTTTTCTTGTTGAGCAATTCTTGCTCTAATTTCCGCTAGTGATGCCATGATATATTTCCTTATAAAATTGAGATGGTCTCGTTTTAATATTCGACACTACCTATTAGTGTCTAACACAGTTGTAAGTATAGCAAACGCTTACAAGCATGTCAATAGTATTTATGCCAGATGTGGTAAACCTCACCTTTTAAGTGAGGTTTTTGAGAACTTATTTACCCAATAAACGCTTTATTGCGTCTAGATCCTCTTGACCTTCACTGAACTTAAATTTCTTAATTTGGTCAGTCTTATGTCCAGTTTTTGCTCCTGGTCGTTCATTGTGTTTTTCTTCCGGGCTATCAGGATGTATAGAATCATCATACCCGCCATATGACTTTGAACCTGATTGATGTTTTGTAACCCCATCCTTATGTGTGACTTTACCGCCCTTGTGTGTAATTGATGTACTCTCGCTCTCACCCACTAGATCACCAATCGTTGCTGGCTTGTTTGCTTTAGGGCCTTTGTTACGCCATTGCCCAGCTTCACCTGTTGCAAAGTCGCCTGCGAATTGTCCATCTTCTGCGACCTCTTCTTTATTACTATACTTGGCACGGATGTTTTGCATTGTCTTTTCGCTAGCATCTTCTTGTCCAGCTTTGCGTAGTGCATCCATACCATCTTTACCGTACTTCTTATCACCTAAGTATGCTTGTAGTGCGCTTTCATCAACTTCTTCACCGGATCTGAATTTTTTAACCATTGCTTTAAGTGCTTCAACTTTGTCATCAGGTACATCCATATAATGGTCGTGCCCCATTTTCTTTGATGCTTTACCTAATGCAGTAAAGTGATCCATCTTATCATTGTTTTGCTTTGGTTCACTTCTTAACGAACTGTCGGCTTGACCCATGTCAACTTCATCAGTACGCTTTTCAACATCAGATTGAGCCATGCTTGGCTTACCGTGATTTGGTCCACGTACTCCTGCTTTCTTTTGCAAGTCTTTTAGTAAATCTTCATCACTTCCGTGACCTAATTTATCTAATACTTTACCGCCGACTTTCTTGACTGTGTCCAAGATACCTTCTTCTACACCTTCAATGGCACTACTTCCGCGATTTTTGAATCTTGCCTTGATAGTGTTCTTCCTATAGTCACTGTCTTGCTTGTACATTTTACCAGCTTTAGTCTGTCTATCTATTGGCTTTTTCCAACTCATCGGATCATAGCCTTGATCGTGATCTTTTCTAGGGAAGTGCATCTTGTCAGTGCCAGCTTCAATTGTAGAAGCAACACGGTCACCAAACTCTGATCTAATCATGTTTAAAACTTCTTCCGGATCTTCATACTCGGAATCATAGTAATCTGACGGATCTGTACTGTCTCTATACATGCCGATAAGATCATCAAGTCTTGCTCGTTTTTCTGGATCCATTGCCTCATCTAATTCGTCTTCTTCTGGAATTCCAACTGGATTCAACGCTTGTTGTCCGCCGTCGTTCTCATCCAAATCAAATGCATCTAGTCTAGACTTTTCTGTTGTTTGATTGTGAGCTAATGTCTCTGCACCAGGAGACTCTATTAAACTGTCAGCCCATTCTGCTAACTCGCTTACTTCTTTCATCTCACCTAAATTCTTGCTCAATTTATTTAGAATAGGAATAACAGATTCAATTCTAGGATCAAGTGTTTCCTGTACAAATAACTCATTTAAGTTATTCTGATCATCGCCTTCATTTTCCATTAGTGCAGGAGTCCATGATTCAAAATATGTATTGTATCCGCGACTACCACGTAACTTGCTTAATGATTCACGTAGACCTTGGTAATGATTTAACCCTTCATTAACTAATCTCTGTGCTGACTCATTGAATTGATTACTACGAACTGCACGAACGAATCCTGCCATCTTTGAATATTCTTCGCACAATGACTTTAAGTGATTCCAACGATCATCATTAGGAACACCGCCCTCTGCTAAATGTCGTGCATATACTTGTGCAAGACCAGGCTTGTTTGTAGGAGAAAGAAATCTTTCACCTTCTGCATTTTCTAAGAAAATCTTAGAAACATTACGATATCTCTGCTCACCTTCTTGAATTTGGCGAGAATGTTGTAGGATAATCTTTACAGTCGGTACTGCATCGCTGTAACTTGCTGTCTTACCCATTGGGTAATATCCCTCTGCGATTTGTTCTTTCTTCATATATGTCCTTTGTGCCATGTCACTATCAATTTTTTCTTTGGATTCTAGTTTAAAGCTCAACTGCCGAGCATGAGCCCACTTTTTTAAATGTCTTAATAATCCGTACCAACTATCATCAAACTGTGTTCCGGGTGTTCTATCGGACGCTTTGTTTGCTAGTTCTTGGTCGTAATATAATGTTAGATTTTGCGCACCATCGACGGATACCCAAGCATCATCTATTTTGTTATCACCCTGAGTGAACGTAAACTTGAATACGTCTGCTTCTTCCGGAGGAACAGTTTTGCCTGCACTAGCAACATCACTGTCTCTTGGTATAGGATTATACCCTCGGGCGTTCAACAGATCGTAAAGTTTACGGTTTAATGAATCATTTTTTATTGGCATAATCTATTTATCAACTTATCACAGCAAAGAAGGGTAAGGGTTCAATGTATTCATCATGGTCTCGGATTTGTTCTTCTAATTTATAGTGATAGTCTGATAATTCCTGCATCATTCTGATTGTTAATAGACTGGCCATGACTAAATCGTCTGTTTCACCAATTTTGGCTGCATAACTGCCACCGGACGCAATGAATGACTTTAACTCAGATACTAAACTCCTGCTGTTTATTGTCAATTTTCTGCTTTCAATCAAGGTTTTGAACTTGGCGCAGGCAGCTAGTTTTACTTTTTGCGTTGTATTGAAGCCTTTACGCTTTTTACCTTTTTCACTCAAAAAGATTCCGGGGATATTGCTTTCTCCGTATTCGTGAAGTGATATTAAGGACGCTTCTCCAATGCTATTGTTTTCAATTGAATAATAGATATTGCTTGCTTCACCGGTACAATCTTCAATATACTTGTTTATTTGAGCCATTAGCTTAACTTGAGATGGAATGTCAGTTTTGTTGTGTTTCCATTCACCTACTTGAATCGTAGTGTTAGCTTCAAATATCTGTATCGCTGCAGGATCTCCGCCTGTACCTAGACTTGGGTCTAGTGCAACTGTATATATGTTACCTTTGCTAGGTTTCTTGTACCAACGAACTTGGCCCATGCGACTAACCGGTTCAACACCTTCGAGGTCGATCAATGTTGTAGCTGCAATTAATGTCTCATCAGCAATAATGAACTCACAACCTATCTCTCGACGGAAACGATCTTCACCTAATTGGGCCTTCATCTCTTGTGCCCACTTTTCGTCTCTGCCTGGCTGCTCTGTATAATATGCTCTGTATGCTCTGAATCCGTTTACACCTAATTCAGTTTCATTTCCATATGAATCTTCACACTTGTTAGCTTGTTTCCAAATCAATGCAAATTGGTCTTCGTCACTGTTAGGTGTGCTTGTGA